CTATAGTTCATATTTAGGACAATAACATAGTAGATACCAATTATACCACTTATACATCGTTGCAACCGGCTCAACCTCATGGTCTTTTTCTTCATTATCTGCATTTGTATATGAAAATATAACTTTTTGTCGAATGTTAATAGCTCTTTGTAAAAGAATCAATTTGTCATTCGTATTATTATTTTCCCTTAAGACTCCAAAATCTAATAAAATTTCACCAGTTCCCTCTGGCGCAATCGCTTGCATCTTTTCCAATGTATCATTCAACTCATCATTATCAAATGCGGTTTGTAACCCTTGTAAGGCAGTAATAACATATGAAAATTGTTTTTCTCCTACCAATTGCCGATCCAACTTGAATGAATCAAGTATTTCATATCCACCATCTGATCCATAATACGTAACGACAGGTATTCCTGCTAAAGAGAGAGTGTTAATATCTCTCATCACAGTTCTTGTAGATACATTAAATCGCATTGACAGCATCTGAGCAGTTACTCTTTTATTTGAGAGTAAATAGTTCGTTATTGCAAGTAATCTTTCAATCTTCATCATACACCTGCCTAATTCTTAAATATAATTGATTCTCTAAATCTTATTATACCATTTCTTTCAATTTTTCCACACAAAACTTACCTAATTACAATATTAATTGTTTTGCTGACTGGGTGGGAATCTAGTGAAATTAAAACATCCCGAGACATATTAAATCAAAATAAATCCGCTAATGAAACTGAAACTTCATCAACACCATTACCAACCGCTACTTTAGCGCCTACCAGTACACCTACCCCTACATCAGAACCGTCACTACTAGACACTATGACAATTTATGAAGAAGGACAATACAAAGTTGGAGTAGATATCCCTGCTGGAGAATATAAACTGGCTTCTGGAACGGACTCTGGTTATTACTGTATTTATAGTGATAGTCGACATGATGATATACTTTCAAATAACAATTATACTGGAAATAATTATATATCTGTCTCAGAAGGAGACTACTTAGAATTGGTAAGATGTGTTATAGTTCAGTAATATGACATGAGAAGAGTGAGTAAAATAATTTCTGTAAATTAGCTTTCTATAATACATTTGAGGTATGAGTGCTTGGATATCCAGTATTCATACCTCGTATTTAATATCAATTATATTTTTGAGTCCGCCAATCAGGCTCACCTCTTTCGAGTGGTTTCGTGTATGAAAAAAGCACCCCCGAAGGATGCTTATTTCTTTTTTTACTTTATATCAAATCCGTTATAAAAAATACTATAACGGCTATCATAGTGGCTCCAATTGTTATACGTACACCTTTATCTCCCCACTTATCTTCAATCCAATCATACATACTAAATAACTTTCTATGCTGATGTTTTGAAAGCCAATCCCACTTAAATATATCCAGATATAAAATAACACCTGCATAAATTACTATAGCTAACATAATAAAATCCATAAATAATCCTCCATGTATATGAATTATTATATCATACTATTACCTCTTTTATATAGGCAATGGTTACTACATCGTTAACAAAAGACACTCAATCGAACATGCCGGACGCTGAATTCCTCATCTATGCTTAACTGGAGTTGTTCTTTAACTTCTAGGACCACTTTTAAAGCAATTACTTTTTGTACGACTGAACTCACTATAAATTCATGTAAATCACTTAAAAACTTAGGACCTGCAACTTCTGCTAATGTACCAATATAAAGATTATATTTCGGAGTATTTACATCGTCAAATTTAGCGATCGTAGTATTATTAGGCTTTGACATATCATCAACATACAGTTGAGCTTTGCCACCTTTCGTACCATCCCAAGTGTATAGAATGTCATGCCCTCACTATTTATAACAGCACTTGTACCATAATCTCATTATAACTATTAGCATTTCCATTATATCCAGTTACTCTTGAAGCACCTTTAATTGTACCGTTAATAGCACTGTCAGTCAGTTTTTCTCCTCTCATAAAACTGGTTAAGAGTAAAGAAAAAACCCTTGCAAATGTAGTATTTACAAGGGTTTGAATATACCTGCTTATTATCTCTTTGATAGTTTCATTGACAGTAAAATCAGTACTTGTGTAACCCATTGTGTATTACAAGAGTATTATTCACTTACGTCTATTAAATATGATTGACTATTAAAATTCATTCTCCATTAAATGCTTAATTATAATTTTAACTCTTATTTACTCGTCCTTTGTTTCTATATTTATTCTTTCAATTTCATCAAATTTCTGTGCATTGATGAAGTAAGTCCATCTTTTAGGCGAAGTTTTTACTGCATATCCCCAAGGGAAAATACCATCCTGTAACCCTTTTCTAACAGTATCTTTTGAAATGCCCATTAACTTACCCGCCTGTTCCGGTTGTAGCTTTTTAATTGGGGTATAATTAACCTGTTCTTGATTGTCCGATTCTTCAAGAAAATAATTTGCGTTAAGTCCAAGTGATTCTGCTATCTCACGCTGTCTTGATTCTGTAGGTACATTCTTTCCTGAAAGATACTGACTTATTGAACTTTTACCAATCCCAGTAAGTTCAGAAAGTTTTGTTTGACTAAGTTTTAAATCAACCATGATCTGTTTTAGTTCTTCTTTGAACATTGAATTATCACACTCCCTCTTTACAAACCACATTCAAATGTGGTATTCTTAGGTTAGAAAAAGGAACAACCGTCCACAAGGTGGTTGACCTGTTAAAGAGATAGCAAAGCCACCCAGTAACCGCCAAGTATACCAGGGTGGTTTTTGCTATGTATAGCTACTTACAAAACGTAAAAACGAATGTAAGTAATGCCAAAAGGAAAAGACCAAAGGACAATAAATCCTTAAAATCAAAATTATTTTGATTTTTCATAGGCATCACCCCCATCCTGAAAGAATGAGGTCAACACACCCTGCAACACGATTATTCCATGACATTATATTACCATATTCTTTCATATCTGACAACTCATATAAACCCCATATAACATATTAATGCAAGCATACAATAATTTGTATTAGAATTTAGGTTTAAAGTCTATATATTGTAATTTCTTTACTTTGAACTAATACTTATACTAAGAAAGGTGACTAAAAATCAATGAAAAGAATTATTGCAGCTTGGATTGAGCAAGTTCTTGAATTTGATTCCAAGTCGGAATTTTAAATGCAATAGGGAACACTTTATTAGCGGGGTTGATTTCTTTCAGATTTCAATGAAAGATTTAAAAAATGAGTTGCAGACGAATTTCGTCCCTAACCTTTCTAAAACTCATATAATGTTTATATAACCACTAAAATTGATTACTTGATTATTTCTTTGGTAAACAAAAACACCGCCTTATATGACGGTGTTAAGAATCAAACGCTATTTCATTTTTTTCATAATGTTCAAGTATTATTGTTTCACCTAAATCTTTTAATCTGGTCAATATCTGTATTTTTACTTCACTTTGATTCTCATGTATCACATCGGTATTATTTCCAAGCAATTCAAAAACTGCATCTTTATTCTGCGGATTATTGAACCATTCATCAGGAATATAAACCACTTATCACTTCACCCTCACTTTTTATACTATCATTTTTTATACTACACTTTTTATACTATCATTTTTTAGGTATAATGGAAAGCCCTTGAATGACAATCAAAGGCTTTCTACAAATTAGGAAATGTTATTTATTACCCCCTTTCCGCTGCCTTATCCATAGCTTCATTGACCCCTACTGCAAGTTCATGAATCATTCCATCCAAATCCATTGATGAACTGACAGTATTGTTATTTGTCATATCAACCTTAATTTCTGCTGTTGTGTACCTATTGACTGCATCACGTTCTGCCATATCACGCATATATTTTAAATCTTCCTGACTGATATCTAAGGAATCTTTTACATCTTTGGTGTCTCCTGCTATACCACTGATATCAGTTGCCATGTTAGAAGCGTCAATGTCTGGATTTGAAATATCATTTTTACCAAATATATCGGATAGTTCAAAGTTAGAAATTTTTTCATCAATGCCTTCACCAAACGAATACCCTGCATCCCAAGCATCACCGTAATCAATACCATCAAATTGATAATCAGAAGCATCAAGCTTTTCCATTACAACCGTCTGATCACCAATAATATCATTAACGGCATCTGCAAAGTCATTCCTAAATCCTTCAACCGCACTTGCCATATCTGTTCCTAGTATAGTGTCAATTAACTTTGCAGCATCCTGAACAATACCAAGGATAAAATCAAACATTCCACTGAACAAGTTCAAAATAGCACCAACTGGGTCATTAAAGACGTTAGCAAAGAAATTTGCAAATGTAGCAATTAGATTATAAAGTTCAACACCAATTCCAATGATGAAATTAATTACACCCAGTATTGTATTCCATATAGCAGCACCTGCGAGTGCAATAACCCCCGCAATCAAACCAGTGGCAGAAACAGAAGTTCCGGCAAAATGATTTACCGCTGCAACAGCTGCATAAAAGATTGCAATAATTGCAATGATTCCCACTATGATCCATGTTATAGGACACGCTGCTAAAGCAGTGTTAAATGACGCTTGTGCCACTGTTGCGGATGCCGTAGCCACTGTTTCAGCCGTATAAGCTGCGGAATTTGCTAAAATAGCTTTAGCATTTTTATATTCTGCAACCGCTGCAAAGGCTTTTTGTACATTGCTTATACCCTGTACTATATTGTTAGCAATTAATGCTGCTGTATATAAACTCATTGCCGTCACTACTCCAATAATTAGTGGTTCTATTATTGACCAATTATCAGCTATGAAACCACTGACTGTACTCATAATGTCGTACACATTCATGGTGACATCTACTAAAAAATTCATTGCATTACCAACTGAATTAAGTACGCTTTCCATTTTATTTCCAAAAGATGATACCATTTCCATAGAACTTGGTAACCCATGAGAAGCTAATGCAGCATCCAACCCTGTAATTATACTTGTCCATCCTCTTGTAATTACTGCATGCATATTAGCAAAAGTAGTTGCCCATGTACTACCTGCATCTTTTGCTGCACCTGCTGATATACCCGAATCCATAGCCTGACTTACAACATCAATGAATTTGTATGCAGATATAGTACCTGCACTCAAGTCTTCCTTGACCGCACTTACCGATTCACCTACCGCATTAGCATAAATTTCTGCTGCTCCAATACCTGCATCAAAAAGCCTGTCAAGCTGATCTGCTTCGACTTTACCCTTACTATACATCTTACCAATTGCATCCACTACACTTTCTAACTGTGCATTTGTACCCTCGCCATAAAAACTAACTGCATCAGCCCACACACGTACTTGATTTGTTGCTGCCCCCAAAGACATACCACGTGTCATGAAACCTTGTGTGGATTTTGCAGCAACATCCAACCCATAAGCAGTACCAAGAGTTGTTTCCCTTAATTGTGACAAAGCTGCATTTGCAAGATGGGCATCACCAGTCATAATAGTAATGGTTTTTTCAAATCGATTCATAGTATCTAACCGATTAAATGCACCACTCATATCCATGACCCCAATACTACTAAGCGTACTTTTTATTAACCCCATTGCTTGATTAGCTACAATAATCGCTCTTTGCCATCCCGCAAAACCATCTGATACTTTCATTGTCTGCGAATAACAGTTTTGAACTGCTTGATTAAACCGCCCCTGTTCATCCGTGTTATCCCTGATATACCTTTCTGTAGTAGCAATCGTTTGGGATAACCTCATATAAGCTTCATTTGCACTACCTACATCCATATTGTTCATTGCAGTGTTAAGTTGATTCTGTTCCCCTAATGCCTGGCTTAACTGTGACCGCAAACGTTCAAGTTCGTTATTAGCTCCGGTAACCCCCATATTCATTGGATTATTTTCCAATTGTTGTATTTTTTGCTGAATAGCTTGTATATGACTTTGCATATCAGTCATATCGCTAATCATATTTTGTGGAAAAATTTCTGTTCTTTGAGCTTGGGTTGCAATCTTCATTTGTGTAGTATTCAGTGATTCCATTATGGAATTTGCACTTTGAAGCTCCTGCTGAAAACGTTCAATACCAGATGTTGTAAATGTATCCATTGTTGGAGAATCCCACGTAAGGGAGGTATTTTCATGTGTGACAGGTTCAGCAAGTTTTGCCCTTGCTTCTTCAATAGCTGCAGTTACTTGATTCATTTGTTCTCTAGCAGTATCAGCAACATCAAATGATACAGATTCATTCATTGTTGATTGTAGCTCTGTAATTGCAGACATACCCAAACTAACAGCATTTACAATTGACATCATAGGAGTTGAAAAAGCATCATATAATTCAATTGCCGTTCTTATTGATGACATATTGGTTCACCTTCCTTCTAATCCAATTTATAATTATATTTTTCAATCTATCTTTATAATTTGCTTTGTGTAAGCTATCCAAATATTCAGCCCTTACATGCCGTCTTTTTATTTCCCACCCCAATACACTAAGATAAAGTTTTTCATAATTGTCAGGAGTTTGAATCTTTTTCATCTTTTCATATGTATCTTGTAATATGTCATCTGCCATATCCATAACCCTAGGTACAAATTTACTTAAAGTATCATACATTGGAGAAGACTTATTCAAAATAAGTTTTCCGTCGTTGGAAAGACTTGCATCTTTTGATTCTGGATTACTTCCGGGCAAAATAGAAAGTTCTTTGATAAAGCCCTGTCTTACATATTCTTGATTTACTGCCCACAAATTTTTATTAATTACTTCAATGTTCTGGTTCATTAAATTTTCCTTTCACTAATACGTTAATTTCTTCTTTAATCCCTTCTAACAATTCCTTATAAGGCTTTAATATTAACTGGTACTGTACCGGATCACCTATGTATTTTGTAAGCTTAGAATCTTCTTTCTGTAGTTCCAACAATGACTTTCTTAGTCTTTTTAATATTCTGATTGCCTTACCTATTTGAACTTTTTCAATATCCTTTGAACCTTCTACATAATCTATTAACTTTTTATTCTGTTCCATACAGTCCCTACATAAATCACTAAATATTTTTATATTCTGCTTTTCATTCATTATTTTCACCCTTTCTTTTCTCATATAACGCTCATATAACTATTCCAAATACACATACAATGGATTTTACTTCTTACGTTTTCTTTTCCTTATATGACAAATTTTATCGTTGTTCACACTCAACAGTAAAACCCCTTCATCTAGTAACAGGGCTGCAAGTTCGAACTGGCTCATGTTTCTGATAATCGTAATGTCATTCAACAAATACTCCACTTTAAGTTGCTCATTCATCACTAAATCACCTTTACTTTCAAAAATGGATCAATAAAAGTTGTTTTCATACATATCTTTGCCACTTCTGGGTAGTCCCTTTTTAGCAGTTCTGAATTTACAGTGCATCTATTGAACGACTTCACGTAATTTATTTTTATCCGGGCATTCTCTAGAAGATTAATCTTATCTGCTTCCATAATTTTGATAAGCTCCGATTTTAGTTCTTGTTCCTTTTCTACAATCTGCTTTTTTTCTATAGTAACTTCGGTTAAATCTTTGAATAACTTTTCAATATCTGGCACCTTCACCTTACCTCACTTTCAAAAATAAAGGTGCAATAATATAATGCACCTTTAATCATAAGCCTTATTTTTCAAATACAAGTAAATATTCTTGGGATAACACTTCATACATTTTGCCAACATTCATCATGTTATCACCAAGACATAACACATTGTAAGGTGTAGTATCATTTATTTGTACCATCTCGCTCCCCCCATATATTATTGCACCAATACCAGAATCAAATATCACTGGATAATTCAAAATTTCTTTTATCCTGTCAAAGAAATTGGTATAATCTTCAATACTTACACTTGAACCCATATAACCATCTAACATATTAAATATTTCCATATCATAATGTTCTGGTAACATTGGATTACTATCCTTAGCTTCCAATACACCACGAATCATTTTTAACGACTTGTATGATGATTTCAATGGTTCAATAGTGCTTTGAAGCAGTTCAACACTAAGATTCATACCGCACATATCAATAATCTTTAATGCATTAGCTATTTCTGTTTGATGTTGACCTTTATCATCACTGAAAGTCACTTTGTATTTGTCACAAAAGGTTAAGATAATTTTTTTCAATGCCTCTGTTGTCGATTCATTCAAATCTTTTAATTCTTTTACTAAACCAGTAAGTAGTTGTTTTTTCCCTAACTCCGTATACCTTGGATCAGCTTTTACCTTTTGGGTACTTTCTTTTATATTATCAAGTTCAACCCTATAATCCCGTAATAATACCACTACCTGTTTTGCACAAGTTTCATATAATTTTTCTTCCATACTATTTTCACAATTCCTTTCTAGTGTCTGATTATGCTACCATAATCATCAGATGTAGTACCAGCTTCAGGTGTACCACCTGAAAAATCAGAAATATACCTCCAAAGGTTTCTTCTTTGTTCACCCGATAAAATATCTCTAAATCGTGCAATCTCAAAATTTATGTAGTTCTTAATTTCCTTCTTTACTAGCAGGGATTTTTAAAGGACATCCGCTTTATTGTCATCTACAGGTATTTCATACCCGGCATTTTTTGCAGCATCCACACCCATTCCCGCATAAATTGATGGAGAGTGAAAGTATAACATTACATACTCATCTGCAAAGTTCATTTCTTGCTGTGTTATCCCCCATGTTTTAGGATTCTTTTTGTTTTCAATTAAACCATTCATAATTTTCACCTACCTTCTTTTAGTCTTCAAGTTGATCATCCCCGGATATGACAACAGGAAGTGTTACGCTTACATTAAGCTTATCATTCCACATCCCTAAGTGCTTACCTAGTAATTCAAGGGCCTTAACCTTGGATGCAATTTTCACTTCCCTTTCCTCTAACGAACTTGTATCAGAATCTAATTGTTTGTATCTGATATATTCAATACAGGATAAATCATCATCTGTTGCAGTCTCCTTTATTCTGCCTTTTGAATCAACAACATCTGTCATTTTAATGAATGCAATTTTAGCAAGTTCAAGTACGATTCTATCAACAGTTACACCAGTTCGTTTTGACCTCTCTGCCATTGCTTTAGATACCGCTTCTAAAACTCTAGTTTTCCCTAGCAATTCAGAGCCTATTTCATCAGCATTATTTACTGAATATCCCGCACGAATAGCAGCCTGTGTTGCGTTCAGGTCAATCAGGTATTCATCTACAAACCTTTGTTGTTTATCAGTTAATTTTGCCAATATGCCCACCTGCCTTTCTCAATTTTTTCTCAATTATACCTCATATAGATAGCAAATCAAGCTTATATACAATATTTAGTATTTTCTTAAGAAATTTCTAAAACCAAAAAATCAACCAACCGTAAGCACATAAAAATAACCGTATCTGACTTTATATAATGGTCATATGACGGTTATTTTCATATACTTGATGGTTTTATTTCTTATGTTCTGTAATCTTGTATATGGCATGAATACCAAGACCATATTTATTTGCAATTTCCGGTATACCCATATTATGATAAAGGTCTTTACGAATTGCTGCATCACGTTCTTCTTTCGATATAAAGCCACCCCAATCAGAAATATGTAAAAGCTTCCCCGGCATAAGTTTAGTAACTACTTTAAATTGTTCAAACCCAATAATATCTCTTAACTCTTTCAAATTCTCTGTATTCTTATTCACCAACTTCTCACCTGCCTTTCCTTTTTAGGGACTGACAAATCTGACTATATTCATTTGCCCCTTTTTAGGGTGTCGGAAATATTAAACAGTACATCATCTGTTTTTGCTGTCAACCTTATTCACCCTTTACCCCACGACAAACGCATGAAACTGTAACTCCAATAAAAAATGCTGGTTCCCTTTTTATTTTATAGTTCTAAGATTCGTTCCAAATGTTTTTCTGGATTTGTCCCAATCGCAAACCGTTTCTTCTTGATACTAAGTGGCCTGCTTCCTACCTCATAGACCTTTAGGATATTCAATGCCATCTTCCGGATTATATTTAAATGATCGGACGCCTGTTTTTCCAAGGTACGATTTCCGTCTTCCCGAAATGTTACATCCAAATGCCAGTGATAACTTTCTACCATCCAATGCCCACGAATGGCTCGCGACACCTCTTTCACATCTTTTTCCAAACTGCTGATATAGTATCGTTCTTCCACTGTTTTTAAACCATTCTCTTCTATGGTGTTTCGAGTCATTGCAATCGTTTTAAGACCGCTCCAATCCTTTTTTCCCTTCTTCATCCATGCTATGTCATCCGTTTGCCAGTATTCCCGTTTTTCAATTCTTCCTCTTGCCTTTTCTACTGTCTTTCTATATTCACAGCTTTCTTTCATTTGTATATCCTTAAAATAAAGGCTCACATCCTCATACAGCATTCCCTGATTTCGCTTTAAAGCCAGCACATAATCTGCTCGCTTCTGACGAATCTTTTTTACGATTTCAATTTGTGTCCCCATTGCATCTGTTGTAATAATGGTTCCTTTTATGTTTAAACGCTCCAACAGTTCTGGGATGGCCTTAATCTCGTTCGTTTTTTCTTCCACTCGTGTTTGTCCCAGACAAAACCCCTTTTCATCCACTGCACTTACGATGTGATTCGCTTTCTGGTTTTTATTCGAATTTCCACGCTGGGTTTTTCCGTCAATTGCAAGGATTTTCCTGAGTTTCCCTCCCTCTGCCTTGTTTAACATCTCATTCTATTCACTTTGAAAGATTTCCAGAAATTCCGGTGATACCATCGCAAACACGCGTTGGATAGTATCATGAGAGGGTATTCCATTGGGAAGTTCCAGATATCTCCTTAAGAATTCTTCGTGCTCTTTTCCAAATACTTCAATTTCCACCCAGTCATCCGCATAGGCCAGTGATGCAAAAAATACCAGCATAATAATGTCCATCATTTTGTGCAGTACTTTGTGTTGCTGCCTGTGGTCTGTAACCGTACTTACATATTCTAATATTGTTTTCATTTTTATCAGCCCCTTTTGGGCTTGATTGTATCATGTTTCTTTCTTTTCTTCACTATTTATTTTTTCATGCGTTTGTCGTGCCCTTTACCCTTTCATTGATATTTTTGCAAATCTCTTGTAACTGTAATACTTCTTGATCTGTTGCGTATTTTAATACTTCCTCACTCATATGAAGTCGTCCCGGCATAATCTTAAGTATAGGCTTAGACTTGTCCAACACTTGATTCACAGAATTAATAACCATATCAACTACTTCCTGTGCTAATTCCTCATTGGGTGCTTCTGCAACTGCTGTTGCAAAATCTAAGATTAATTTTTTTGCAGTCTTATTATCAAAAATCTGGTTAACTGCTCCACATACTGATTCAATTTTACTTTTTAGTTCTTTTTTCATATCCTGTCACCTGACCCTTCCCTTAAAATTCTTTATTTTCAATTGTTTTTTCCAATGAATCAATACTTTCTCTTATTTCCTCTAAACTATTGGAAATGTAATGCAGTTTTGCAAATGCACACTCACCTTCTGCAAACCATGTGCAATCTGTTTTACACCCTTCCTTTACTATTGGACACCATTCCATATTTTTTACCTATCCTTTCTACTGGTGGTTCGGTTGGTACTATTCAAAGGGGTAAAATATATTACTTTATATCTAAAAAAATTATATTAAAAAAATTAATTTTTTATTTTTTCTATAAAGAAGTTACTTATTACAGTACCAACAGTACCACAACTTATTTTTACCACCTTCAAACCCAATTGTTTATAGTGCCATTACAGTACCAACAATGCCATTATTCAGAGAACATCTTGACCGATTTTCTGTTTTTACCTGTTCCGATATGCCCTGTTATAATTTTTGTTCCCAAAGTACGGTTAACATTCTTTGAAAAGGTCAAATTACTTCCCGGTTGAAATCCATTATCAGCACAAAATAGTTGATACCTTTTATATACGTCTGCTGTCGGTTCATTAATAATACTTTCTGTTCCAACATCTTCGATAAATGCTAACACCTGGTTGTTTTCCACTTCATAACTTATTTTCTGCTGCTCTGCTTTTGCGGGAACTGTAAAGCTTTTATTATCAAGTACATCATGTAATCCACATATGGCAAGATGAATAAAATATTCCATATGTTCAGCCTGTCCCAGTTTGTACTTGATAAATGGGTCATAGTCAGGGGTGTCTTTTGTAAACTTCCCATTCAAAGGAATCAATAATAATCTTCTAAGTACTGCCCCTGTAGTGTCTTTCATGTGCGGTATGTCATTTGCAGAATAAATGTGCATTGCATATGATACAAAATTAATTGCAGGTTTACCCTTTTCTTCTGCCTGAACTTCCTCACCAGTAACCAATTTTTTAAATATAGATGCATCTGCAATATATCCGTTTGATATATCATCACCTATGTTTGCAAGTTTTCCGTATAGCGTAATAGTAATGAACCTATTCCCTAATGCCCCCATGTCAGCAGCGGAATAGTTTTCTTTACCAAGCATACTTTCCACCATATAAATATAGGTACTTTTTTCATTATGTTTATCCCCCACCAAGATAGCAGCCATACCGCCACCAAGTGAAGCAGACCGATATAGGCAAGCACCTGCCACTTCTTCCAACGCATACCGTATTTCTTTATCACCGCATGATAATTTATCAAGTACACTATCCACTAACTCTGATTTTGCATCAGGGTTATAATTCCATGATATTTTGTTTGTAATTATGTGCTGCGGATTGAATGGTTCTAACTGTCCGGTATAAAGATTGTAAATACCATTATTAAAAGCTATCAAGTGCAAGTCCGCCGTCGGTCTTTCTTCTGCTCTGATTCTCAAATAGTCCAAGACCTCATTTCTTTTTGTCTTAGTCAAAGATGGAATTTCATCAAGTATCAACTTTTCTATTGGCTCATACCCTGGAATATACACACCGTCTTTATATGAGTGCATATAACCATTGATTTTCTTTACATGGTACTTTTCCATGAGATAATCCCCAAACTTGTTAAATAGGAACACTGTACCCTTGAAGAAAAGCGAATCATTACAAGCTGTTAATGTGTCCCATGCTTCCCTACGTACAGCATTTTCAAATTCTTCACTCAAAGGTATTGAAAAAACATATTGTTCAATGATTTCAGCAACTACTCTAAACTGTTCATAGGAATATCCGGCACCCTTAACAGGATTCATGTAGGTGAAAAGTCCATCCTGTCGTCCATCACCTTCCCCCATACCCAAAAAATCAAACTTTTCCCCAGTGTTTAAAGGAAGATCATAGAATGGAATTTCATCAAGTGTATTATCTTCTTTAATACTGCAATATAGAATTTCACGTAATTCCCCTGATTCTGTTGACAGACTTCCGGCACATTTCGACCTTTTTACTTCTCCAGTATTTGCTACCTTCCTAATTCCCGCTTTATAATCTACAGGAGAAAGTGTCAACACTGTCTTGTTGCCCGAATTATTCTTAACTGGTATCTGTTGTTTATTGAACCAGTAAAAATGACCACCTTTATTTGGTGATCTTACAACAATACAGTTTTGCCCTTGGTCTTTTGCAATTTTAAGCCTACATTCAAATGCTTCTTCATTGTCATAGTCAACCATTATCACATGCTGTTGAATTACTCCACATATATATCTATATTGTTTTGCCTGATCAAATGGTTTGGGTTCACTGCTATTATAAGGTGCTTTGAAATTGCCATTATTGCCACCCTTCCAGTACTCATCATTAAAAATAATCTTTCCAATATTTTCTACAGTTCGCATTGTATATCACCACCTTTCTTTTAAATTTTTTATTTTTAGCATATACCATTGGTTTGGTTGTCTTGGGTTACATCTAAAATGTATAAGCGGTGCGAACACTTATATATTCTTTGCTTAAATACCTACTTACAACTTTATGTATTGCTTATAAGTTGCCATAACAGAATCAGAAACACCGCTTTTATATAGCTTTCTGATATCTGAAATTTTACTACTTGAAGTTCTTAACTGATTTAATAAATCATTTCGACTAATGGCAACGCTGCAACGTCTACCGTCAGCATATTCAATACGATATCTCATTAACACTACCCCCACTAAACTACATCAATACCTGTTGATTCGTAAACTTTGATATAGAAATATAGTAATTCCATTTAGTGCTTGTCTTTACTGCATAGCCAAAGGGAAGTATTCCCCTTTGTAAACCAACTCTTATAAACTGTTCTGATTTATTCATCAGGCGAGCAGTTTGTGCAACAGTTAATTTGTTCATAGTCCTTTAAACCTCACTTTCCATATCAATAAGATTTTCAACAGGTACTTTTAAAGCTTTTGCAATTTTACCAAGTGTCTTAGGTTTTGGAGTTCTTAAGCCCGAAAGATACTTAGAAATAGAAACCCTTGAAATCTCTGCTAAAGCTGCTAAGTCATCCATGTTAAGGCAAGCGTTAGCCATTGCAATTTGTAATTTTCTTTTATTGATTTTCATTCTGCTTATCCCCTTTCTTGATTTTATCATTTTCATATTGACACAAGAAATAACTTGTGTTTTAATTGTATTACAAGTTATATATTGTGTCAACGCTTTTTTACAAGAAATTTCTTTTATTTTTCTTTTGTTTATGATATGCTATCAATGAAAAGGATGGTGTATAAGAATGAGTGTAGGAACAAATATAAAAAAGTTTAGAAAGCAAAAAGGGTTAACACAAGCCGAACTTGGCAAAAGATTAGATGTTACTCAACAAATGATAGGACAATTTGAGAATGATAAAAACTCCCCTCAAATGGACACCTTGAAGAAAATTGCCACCGCCTTAGAAATAGACATTTCTGATTTATTAGGCATATCTCCTTTACAATCCTTAAGTGAAAGAGTTACATTTTTCAATTACCTTTTAGGATTGGGGTATGAAGTGAGTGAAAACCCTTATAATGATAAATGGGTAATACACATAAAAGAATCTGGGCAAGATATTTTCATTTCAGATGATGAAATGAACTCTCTTGAAAGTATCATCAAAGAAAATGTTGATTTAAGAATTACAAAATACATAAGTGACGGAAAGCATAGTCAATAAAGCTAAAAAACCGCCCCAGTGTAGCAGCACTGGAACGGATTTTTATAGATGTAACCCATAAACCTAATAAAGGATATGCGATACTCTTCAAGACACCATTAGTATAGCATATTCCTTTATAAAATGCACCCATTTTTAAGAAAGGAAAATGTTATGAAATTACCTAATGGATATGGTTCAGTCCATAAATTACCCGGCAAAAGAAGAAACCCTTGGAGAGCAAGAAAAACTGACGGATGGGAATTTGATGAAAAGGGTGAAAAAATAAAACAAAAATATATTACTATTGGATATTATACTAAACGCGAAGAAGCCTTACAGGCTTTAGCTGATTATAACAAAGATCCCTATAATCTTCATGCTGCAACCATCACCTTTTCAGAAATATATGATAAATGGTCAGAAAAGAAGTTCCAAGAAATATCCAAATCAAATATTAATGGATATAAAGCATCCTATCTTCTATGTGATTCCGTAAAAAATATGAACTTTGTTGATATTAAGCTTAGTCATTTGCAAAAAGTAGTAGATGAATCTGGTAAGAACTTCCCGACCTTACGTAAACTAAAGGTCTTGTTTGGTCAATTATTTGATTACGCGATAATGCATGAAATTATATCCAAAGAACGTGACCTTGTTCAATACGTTAATATCAATAAAGCAGGTAATCCGAATGCCTTTGATAGAAAGCCATTCACAAAAAAGGAAGTACAGGCTGTTTGGAAATGGAGTACTACATCTGAATACATTCAAATTATCTTAATGCTAATTTATTCAGGTGTAAGAATTGGAGAACTCCTTGATCTAAAGAAAGAAAATATCAACTTAAATGAAAAATGGTTTGATGTAATTGCATCCAAAACAGAATCAGGAATACGAAAAGTTCCCATCGCCGATAAAATTTTACCCTATTTCAAAGATTGGATGAACAAAAATAATTGTGACTATCTTCTTTCAACACCTGATAGTCAGCATTTTGAATATAGAAATTACTATGATAGTTATTGGACACCGTTCATTGAACAAATGAACATGAACCATAGACCACATGATACCCGGCACACCTGTGTTTCACTTTTAACAGTTGCCGGAGTAGATGAAAGAATGATTAAAAAGATTGTAGGTCATAAGGGTCAGGGTGTTACACAACAGGTTTACACCCACATTGAAATTGATGAATTACTGGTTGCAATAAACAAAATATAATATACTCTACTTAATCTATATTTTTAATAACGTAAAAGACTCCATATTTCTATGGAGTCTTCACATAATAATCTGTCTTTTTTTATGCCCTATAGGCGCTGTTTTTTTCTTACTGCTAGATTATTATACTATAGTATATGCCATCTAGTCAACATTTATTTTCATACAAAAATAGTTTTTTAATATTATCATTTATTTTATTCATAGCAGGGTTTGAGAACTTAATTCCATATAGTAAATCCATACTGTTTTTTGGTGTATAAATACGCATTTTACTGATTGTTGTAATCTGCTCCATTAAAGCAATACTTCCTGATTTTAGTTTATTGATTTCTCTTTCATATCTTAGAAAAATTTCATACTCTTTGTCTAAGTTTGCTTTCTTTTCTTTTGTCTCATTAATTAATACTTCTAAATTATTATATGCTTCCTGCCCAGTTATGTTCTCTTTTCCTATCAATGTGATTGATTTTTGTAAACCCACTAATAACTGTAATACTTCATCACGTTCGCTTTTGATTTTTTGGGATAATGAATTGTGTTTTTGCTTAAGTTTTTCATATAATTCATTACCTAAGTACACATCCCTTTCATGAACATCCGTTTCAGTTCCTGATGACAATGGTAGAACAGTTATAACCGGTGATGTATGTTTATTATCATTATCAAGTACAATAGCATAATGTAGACCACCTTGTTCACTGGCAACATTAAATCCAAAGTTTATACTAACTATGTCACCTCGGTTGAATTTTAAAACTCTAGTATAGTCAAATCTTTCTTCATTAAGTAAGTAATGACTATATGTTTCAATCCAATATGCAACCAAATCTGCTTTCTTATGATGCTTTGGATTTGGACTATTTAATAGTGCTTCAAATGTTCTGTTCAATTTAGAAATAGCCTTCTTCTTATGAGTAATTACTTCTTCCTTGGTTATCTCTTTTCCCACATTTTTATTCTCCTTTTATGTATTTAACTTACAAAATCCGATAATATATTATCATATATTACTAGTATTTACAATAATAAATACAAATTATCGGAAGCAAGCATTGTAGGATTTAGTAAAGTAAAAAATCATATTTTCTTGTGTATTACATGTGTATTGTGTGTGTATTACAGGTTGATTTTTAACCATTTTAGTTGAACCATAAAATGAAGAAAACCCCGAAAACACTGGGTTTTTCGGGGTTGTAAAAATTCTTTTCTTATCTCTTTGATAGCTGTTTGAGAACTGTAGAACCGCATGAATGCTGGATTCTTTGAGTAGAGTGTTAGTTACGTGTTTTTTACCTATAGCAACCGTAAAGCACATATTGAGTTAAAGCATGATTACCTTTGCTTTAAGATCTGCCGAAATATTTTCTTGATTTTTTATATAGTTATCAACTGGATTGTCATTTGATAATTTCTCGACAAAAAAAGATCTTGCAATATAGTAGCCTTTATCTTCACTATATTCTATCCCTAGATGTATCACAGCATTCTCACAATAACTGTAAAACATAATTTCACATTCAATGTTTGTTTCAGGGTCGACCAAATCTCTCTTATAATTAATCGCCAATGGATTGCTAATCATATTTGGCATTAAGTAAAAATACACATATTTAGCCTTTACATTTTTAAACTGTCTTTGATTTAATTTTTTCAAACAAGCAAAAGTTATTACCCCATTCTTTACATTATCCCATCCCTTTTTCCCTCTATACTCTGCTAACATTGAAAATTTCACTGCTTTTTTTGCAATTGATTCAACACCCAGAAGATGACAAAAATTATCTTCATCAAATCTCAACTGTAACATCTTTTCACTTCCATTTTCATATGTAACCGTATATTCAAATATAAATGGCATCAGATAAATTTCATAATACTGTTGTAATACAGCCATAGTAATATCGCTAATTCTTGGTTTTTCTTCTACCTCATGTAACTCAATAGCACTGTACATCTATTATCCTCGTTCCCACGCAAATAGAAAAAGCTCTGATTACATCAGAGCTTTCTAGCAACTTTATTTTTTTCTGCTCATGTTTAAACTCTCCGCAGCGGAGAAACCGAGAGTTGCACCCAGTTACTATAAAATATGCATTCTTACATATTAATATACAATTATTCTACTAAAGTTTTAATTCTCTGTAGCAGAGAATGATATTGGACTTCTTTCTACTTATATTATACATTAGCATTAATTTTTGTCAAGCTATAATATAGCTTACTTATCCAAACTAACAAATGTCCGAATAATTTGCTTCAACTCCTGAATTCCAGATTCTGGTGTCAGACGCACTATTCCGCTGTGATTTCTAAATGAAATATCCTGTTTTCTACTAATTATTCCACTTCTATTATATAAAGTTGGCTTAACTTCATTATCATTCTTACCTTGTAAAATCCAAAAAAATTCAACACTCCTAAGGTTTTTACTATCAACTACAGAATATAAATATTTATATACAGAATCTTGAAAACCACCTTCAGCGCCTTTTTTTATTAATGAATTCCTATTTCTCCATTTTGAATCTAATATTCCATAGGTAACTTCACCTTTTATGATTTTTTTTATAATAAAATCGGGGGTATAGTATTGCTTATCTGTTCTAAACAAAGTTATATCATTATTGTAAGCGCTAGAATATGAATAAATCACTGGTTGATAATACAAAATTACCTCTAAATCATCTTTTTGAAAATAATAGGTATTCTCTTCTTCTGTATTTTGGAATTTAGGGTGATTAACGCTATATTTATATGCGCACCTCTTTTCACGTTGCTCGATAAACCCAAGCGAAATAAATATATCATACATATTAAGCAAACAGTAATATTCGTAAATTTTATCTGCATTTGAAAATTGCATCAAAATATTTTTATTAGGATAAGTAACATCGCTCATTCCAAACCAAATACGCATAATTTGATAAATGTTTCTATAATGATATATTTCCAAGAATGCTGGGCTTGGAGTTGGCAAAGATCTCATTGTAACACTTGAACATGGCAAAACATTACAATATTGTACATAAACACTTGATAATTGTTTATACACCTGCTTATACTCATCTAAATAATTCCCAAATTCCATGACCATATATTGTTGGATTATACGAGTACTTAAAATATAATTATCCTTAACAGGTTCCTTAGTAGTAATAAGCAAAGTATTAGCCTTTAGAGCATATTTCAATTTTTCACATCTTTCATCGACCGCCTCAAGTAAAACTCTAATAAACGATATTATAGTTCTATTTTCCGGGATATCATAACTGTACTTGTAAGTGCTTACTAAGGTTTTTTCAGGTATCATTTGTTTCTTATTTACATATATTCCCGAAGTTCCGTATACCTGCTTAAGTTCTTCTGGGTGGGTAACAATATATTGTATATTTTCTTTACCTATTGAATGTAGTTTTTCTACGTAGTCAACACAATAATCTGTTTCAGTTTTAAACTTAGGATTTTTTAAAAAATACGGATAATTCTTTAAAAATGTTTGTATAAACACTCTTAATAAACCTATTTCTTCATCAAACTTATCATTTTCTTTTTTCAAAAACTTAGGAAACAAATCCTTGTTTTGAATTTTTGATCGAAATAATAGTGCATGATTCTTTTTATAGATGTCATTTAACATATCATACAGAGACTCAACTGTTTCCTCATAATTTTGTTTCACCGCTACTACAAGGGAATCTGTAAAAAAGTAGTCCTCAAGCCCAATATCATATTCAATATGAACTAAAATCTCAGTAAGTCCATAGACCAAAGAAAAAACGAACTTGTTATTTAATTCAATTTCGTAAACTGTTTTGTCGTCGAGGTTTTTAGCATCGTATTTGCATTCCACCATTTCATTATTAACTATTAACTCAATATTTGTAATGTTGGTTACTGCTTCCTCATACTCTATTGAAAATGAATATGGTTCATCTTGATATACGACTACTGCTGCTGTTAAATCATTTATATTTTTACTTCGTTTTCCCAGTTCTAAACTTATAATCTTATTATCATCACTTCGCAAAACCAAAGTTGGATTCATTTTACACCACCTTATCTAGCGAAAAATTGATAGTATTGCATATTTAAATTACCCTTTTTAATAATTGATTGTATCATTTCATAACATTTTGGCATTGTATTTTGATCACATTCAACCATCAATTTTTCAAGAAATACATGGTAATCTTCTCCATATCCATTAATGATTGGCAAAACTTTTTGAAGCACTGCATAATCTAAGGCACAATATACATTCTCACTTGTATCAAAAACACCTTTACTTGATAAACAATATTTTTTTATCATACCAATTATACGTGGACTAAAACTTATACCAATATCTTGAAAACACACACGAATCTTATTAAACTTATCTGTAATTGCCGTATCAAGTTTTTGATTTTCCCAAAATTCAGAATTTTTTATTCGTTTAAACGCTTCATATTGAATCAGCGGATATTTTCCAATGTCACTACGAACCTCAAAATCTTCTATATCTACATCTGTAGAATGTAGCATAATAATCCATGCTCTATCTATAAGACGTGGAGATAATATTTCTGTTGTGTGATCTAAATTTATTGTTGCCATAAAACGCAAAGTGTCCGAGATTAGATATTCATAATCTTCACATAAGCATATCCTTCTATTCATTTTGTCAAAATCACATAAACTCATAAAATCTGCCCAATAATGTTCCATTTGGCTAAGATTTGCTTCATCTAGAAGAACAACATATGGAAAATCGTCAATATTATTCTTTTTTTCTTCATTCAAAACTGATAGTGCTGAAAACAATCCTTTATTTGAAGCATCAAAAGACTTTGTCAGCGGATTATAGTATCCGATTAAATCTCTTCTTGATGTCCATCCCTTTTCGACAGCTATTTCAGAATATCGATTATATTCCCCATTTGGTAACCCTAAAATATTTGCAATCAGAGAAACCAATGATGTTTTCCCCGTTCCTGGTTCCCCTGCAAGAACTGTCAAAAATCCTTGTGCCATACATATTAATATATTTGCAACATCATTCTTACTAATATTTCTTTTTCCTTTTTCAGTAAGCTCTTTATGTACAAAATTTACTAAGTCAACTGGATTACTAATATCAGAATAACTTTCAACCGTTTGTAATGTTGCAACCAATGCTTCTGTTCTCTTTACATTTTTACTTTTTTCAAAATTTGCAGCTTCTTGAAGCATCAGGCTTGATATCGCTCCATCAAAGGCAAAACTTGAATATGCTTCTCTTACTTTTTGTTCAATGTCTGTAGATAAAGTATTTTTCATACTTAACAACATATTGTATTGATTTTGAGTATCTTCAACTTCACCATTTAATTTATATACTTTATCACTTAAATTTTCAAAATCCTTATACGCTTCCAGTTTTCGTTGCAGTTCGTCCTTTTCACTTACCAATTTTTGCACTTCTGACGAATTTATAGTTAGCTCTTCATTTCCTGCATCTTGAAGTTTTTGTATCTCATTTTTTAAGACATCAAGTTCTTGTTGTTTGGTTTTTTTCTCTACTTCTATTTTTTCAATAATTGAATTATACTCTTCTTGTTCTTTTACAACCGGATAAAGTTTTTCCATATAATTACTATTATCCAGTATTACTTGTGCTATTTTTTCTAACGAGTCTTTATTTTCCAGAACGACCGATGGAATTAAATTAATTGTCTGATCAGCCAAATCTCCATTTTTAGCCAACTCTAAAATACGATTTCTTCTTTGCTCAGACATTACTTCTATTGGCAACTCCACTACAGCATCTCTAATTTCTTTCTTTGCTTTTCGCGTCTCGGCATTTTGAGATAACAACCTACCAACAAACTCTTTAAGTCCGATATCATCAATACAATCTATATAAGAACTTTTTTCTGGTAAATTATCATTTTTTAAAATATGTCTTTCTCTTCCATAATACAAATCAGTTGTTCTTTTAGCGGCATCAAACGTATATATTGGCTCTTCAAAATCACTTATAAGATATTCTGATATTACATATGGATCACTTTCTATAGCGTTGGGTGAGAATTTATACCCCCCATCTGGAGTAACCTTCCATGAAAATGGACCAAACACACTATTTTCATCAGATAAATAAACTGAATTAGTAATTGGTTGCATGATATCTAATATTGTATCATTCCCCCATTCACTATAGGTATTTGAGGTAAATCCCTTTGGCAATTTGATTACTTCTCTAATCCCAAACGAATCTACAGGCTTTACTTTTGAAATATAGTCAACTGCTTTTATTTTTGAACCTGTATATGTTTGCTCCAATGAAGCTAATTCTGAATCACTAATTGTCAACATGACATACTTTTGTTCTTGAATAAATGGTGAATCACTCACTTGCCCATAAATTGCTGATATTGTTATAGTTCCATATTGTCCAAATTTTCCAGCATCCACCTCAACAAATCCACCCTCAATAAGTTCCATTACTGGACGAATATTAAAGTAATCATTTATGTGCTCTATTCTAGCTAAATACACGCTCATTACTCTGCCTCCCCATCACTTTTTGTATACAATACTATTAGTAGTTTACTACTTTTTGGTATATTTTTCTACAATAATTTGCGAAAGAGTCCAGAATTTCCAGACTCTTTCCTCAAATCTACCTTATTCCCACAAAATCCCTTACCTTATCCTTCACCCCCTGCATAAATTTCTCAAACAACGTTATTTCCCCAATCATAAACCGTTTCATAAATTCATATGCTTCATTCAACTTCTGCTTCAAACTCCGAATTTCTCCGTCCTTCTTCTCATTCTCATAACGAAGCGTAACTACCTCTTCAAACAAGTCATGTTCCCTGTCAGGACCAGCACTGCTATACATGAAGTATACTTCTTCCGCTATTTCAGCTTTTCGGGTTTTCTCTTCCAGTTTATCAGAAACCACCTTGTAATCATCTTCCACAACTGCAAGTTCTTTCTTTGCTGAATCTAACTTTCGGTCATAATACCGAACCGTATCATCAATATTCTCCAGATTCTTCTTTTTATCCGTCAGCATTTCATCTAACTTAAAATCGTGGAAGCCTTCTCCGTAACTGCTTTTTCTTTTGTTTTCAAATCCGCTTCCACCAAGAAAACTTTCTTTTCAGCTTCTTTGGCTCGTTCCGCAGCTCGTTCTCGTCGATAATCCGATAACAGCAAGTCCCCACGTTCATTCTTACCCTTAAAGAACCGCTCCCAACCAAGTTCCTTTTGCATATAATCTGCAATCCACTCTTTCTGCTCTTCAATCCAAGTCACCGCCCCATACTCCACTTTTTTCATTTGTGGAATTTTCCCATGCGGTGTATCCTGCCAGACCAGATTATCCGATTCATCGACAGCTTGCTTCATGGTTGTTGCATATCCCATTCGCTTGAATGTTTGTGAAAATGCATTCTGAACCGTTTGCCCTCTGCTACAATTCTTCACATATGGGATAAATGTCATATGAAGATGTGGAGTTGATTCATCTCCATTGAAAGCCATATTATTGATTACAATTCCTTCATTAAACGGAGGATTCCAATCCGGATCATCGATTCGTTCCTTTGTTAGAAATGTTACATTAGGAACTTCCGCCAGCATGTGTTCTGCGAAATCTAGCAATGCTCGTTCTGCAAATAATGAATCATAAAAATCACTTTCATATCCCGTATCTTCCATATCTCCAATCTGCCAGATAATTTCATACTGTTCATGCTTTTGTTTATCTTGCAGAATTTTCTCATAATAAGTATCAGGACACCGATCCCCACGGCTCTTTTTAATTTCCTTCTGTCTCCACTCCTGATAAGAAGCTTCAAACAATTTGTCATATGCCTGCTCAATGGTAAAATCTCTTGTACCATTTACATAATAGACATTTCTATCTTCTCTATCATGCGTTGCGTTGGGTGGCCAGTGGTCACGATTATTATGTTCCAGATTTGGAATACGGTGTAAAGCACCCGATATCGTTTTTGAGTTCCCCATTCAATCATCCTTTCTTTTTATCCGTCAGTCATTTGTTGATTTCCTTTCTCTACTTTAAAAGCTCTGCTTTCCTGTTCTTTTTTACTTTCCTTCGTAAGAATTTTAAAGCACTGCTCCGAAAGTAATGTCCCCCTATCAGTTTGGGAAATCCCAAACTTAGGGGGCAAGCGTTACGCCGCTTAATCACGTTATATGTGAAGCTTCGCTTCACAAGCCTTCGCCAGAGTTTAAGAATCTGCCATCTTAAGAAGTCAAATTGTTAAACTCTTTCTTCGGCAATATCCAAGTCCAGTACATCGTTCCATCTGTAGTCTTACGATTGCCAGCCATAATCCCAAGCTTCTTCTTTGCAGATAATAAGGTATTTCGTTTTATACCTTTTCTAGTTGCTTCCTCCTCAATATCATTAGAAGAAATTTCACTTTCCGCTCCGAAATATTCTTTGATAAAGGCAATGGCTACATCTAACTTCTTTCGCCCTCTACCTTCTTTTCCAGCAAGCAATTCATCTACTGTTATGTCATATGGACCGATACACTCAAATCCTCTGTCCTCTGATATTTCAAAGCCAATGGAATCTCCTGCCGCCGCAAGACTTGATTTATCTTGTGCCATAATACGAATGTTAGGTTTATCTGGTATTCTTGCTACTAGTAATACACTTCTAGCCGTTGCCTGAATGTCGATAGAGCCAAGTCCTCGATACGTTGACTTTGAGCCAGAAGCTTTATTCATGTGACCGATTAGAACAATGGCACATCCATACTTTTCAGCAATTATCCCTAATCGCTTTAGTACTGGTCGTATCTCATTGGCTCGATGCATATCTACATCAGAACCGATATAGGCTTGAATCGGATCTAGAATTACAAGCTTTGCATTTGTTTTAGCGATTGCCTGCTCTAGTCTTTCATCCGTCATACTCAGTTCTTTTTCTGTTTCATCTATCACACGGATTTTGCTACAGTCTGCATTTGCCTTTTCAAGTCTTGGCTTTATCGTATCGTCAATCCCATCCTCAGCTGTCTGATAAATAATGCTAATCGGCTCATATGGTATATCTTCATCACATGGAAGAGGTTGCCCTCTACTAAGTAATGCCGCTAATGTCAGTGCAAGTGTTGTCTTACCTTCTCCTGGATCTCCTTCTATTACGGTTATCTTTCCGTATGGGATATACGGATACCAAAGCCAATTTACTTCCCTTGTCTGCACATCCTCCATATGGATTAATTTTAATGCTGTCTTTTGTTCACTCATTCATCGTCCTCCTGATAAAATAATTACGTTGTTACCAGCAGAAGCTTTTGATATAATCATATTTGCGAGATAAGATATATCAGCTCTGCTGGCTGTCTTTTAAGTCCTTTCCCTATCGGTTAGGACTTTTTTATTGGAATCCCAATAAAACCACTCCCTTCTTTACTTCTTACTACACTGCCCTTGGTACTTCTTTGAAATATCCAATTTCTTCCCATACCTTCTTGTCAGGGCAAAAGTAGTTGTACTCTGAGGAATTCTCCATCTTGAATGCATATCCAAATTTGAGAATCCCTTTTTGCAATCCGACTCTTACATATTGGGCATCTTTTCCGATGGCTTTTGCTATTTCAGCAATCGGAACATTTCGCCCAGTAAATGACGGTAGCTCAATCTGGTAATTTACTTCTCCCATGAAACTTCACCTCCCAATATCAATATAGAGCATTTAATGCTCTGTTATGTCTTCGTATTATACAGTGCTTTTAATGCTCTGTCAATATATAATAATTTAATGTTTACTTTTCATTTTTAGTATGTTATATTCTTTCCTATAGGAGGTGATTATTTTGACCACAGGTAAAAAGATTAAGTTAATACGAACATTTCGAGGCTTAACACAAAAGGAACTTGGTGACAAATCTGGAATTCATGAAGTTGCAATCCGTAAATATGAATTGGGAAAGAATCTTCCAAAGCCAGATCAGTTAAGGAAAATCGCAGATGCATTGAATGTGAATGTAAATGCCTTAGCAGAATTTGATATTCAAGCAGACGGTGATGTTCTTCCACTTCTCTTTGCAATCGACGAAGTATTTTCCGTAGAATTAAAGGATATCGATGGAGAACCGGGGATTTTCTTTAAGAACAAGAGCCTGATCCAATTCCTAAAGGACTGGCAGGCAATGAAAGAATTGTTAGCGATGGGAAGTCAGACCATGGATAACTATGATATCTGGAAGACGATTCGCCCAAGTGTTACCAAAGTGACTCACGAAGATTAGAAATCATCGTACATTGACAAACGTACTCTTTTTACCAGCCAATAAGAAGAATACTATAACGAAAGAAATGATGATGTTTTATTGAAATTACCAAATGGCTATGGCACTGTGTATAAGCTAAGCGGGAAACGAAGAAATCCTTATATTGTCAAAAAGACCGTAGGATGGCACTTTGATGAGAAGAAGGATAAACAAGTTCAGGATTATGTAATTATAGGATATGCAGCCAATCGAGCAGATGGATTACAAATGCTAGCAGACTATAATACCAATCCTTACGACTTGGAAGCTTCCAAAGTTACCTTTGCAGAAGTTTATGAGAAATGGTCGACAGAGAAATATCCGACTGTATCGAAATCCAATGTAAATGGTTATACTGCTTCCTATAGCTTATGCACCTCTTTGAATGTTAAGCTATTCAAAGACTTAAGACTTATTGATTTACAACATGTCGTTGACACTTGTGGCAAGAACTATCCCACACTACGAAAGCTAAAGGTCTTATTTAACCAGTTATATGATTATGCGATAAAGAATGATATCTGTAATAAGAATTACTCTGAATTTGTAGATATCGTCAGATACAAGGAACGTAATCCAAATAAATATGACCGAAAGAAATTTTCAAAAGATGAGATCAAACGTTTATGGGAATTGAAGGATGATAAGTATTATCAGATTGCCCTAATGCTCATTTACAATGGACTAAGAATTTCAGAATTTCTGGATTTAAAGAAAGTAGACGTTCATCTGGAGGAACAATATTTCGATGTAGTGGATAGCAAGACTGAAAATGGAATCCGTAAAGTTCCAATTGCCGACAAGGTTCTTCCCTTTTATCAGTCATGGTTTGATTCTGCTCCAGATTGTGAATATCTGCTTCATACCGAGGATAACAAACATTTCCTCTATCGCAATTACTATGACAGTTATTTCACTCCACTCATGCAGAACCTAAACATTGAAAAGACTCCACATTGTTGTAGGCATACCTGCATTTCCTTACTTGCAGAAGCAGGCGTTGACCAGACGATTATTAAAAAGATTGCTGGACATTCGGGAGCCATGTCTCTGACAGAAAAAGTATATACACACTTCGATGTACAGGAACTGGTAAAGGCTATCAACCAAATTTAA